AACAAAGTATATGGTAAAGATTTTATTCCAACTTTTGGATGCATGCTAGCACAAGATGGCACTGAGAAAAACGAAAAATATAAAGAAGACTGTGTTGTCGAATACAAGCTAGATGGTGTTCGATGCCTTGCAGTTATTGAAAACTCTGCATGTACTTTATATTCACGAACTGGTAAGATATTTGAAAACTTTCCTCATATCAATAAAGCATTAGCTAAAGAGCGTTACAATGGATTAGTATTTGACGGCGAACTGATGGGTAAAGATTTTCAACTATTAATGAAGAAAATCGGTAAAAAACACGGTTGGAAAGAAGAAAAAATTCATGAATACCTTGCAATCTTTGATGTTATTACAGTTGATGAATTTAAAGCTGGTATTAGCCATACAACTCAGTTAGAACGTAAGCATAGACTTGATAAACTAATGCGGGCCGATGCTGATTTATTCTGGAATAAAGCTGTACATAGTGTAAATTATGATGTACTCAATTTAGCAACTGAATACGATAACGGCCATCTGCAAGGATTAGGTGCTAAAGCTAAAGAACTTGGTTTTGAAGGTTTAATGGTTAAACCATGTAATGGAATATACGAATCCAAACGATCTGATGCTTGGCTAAAATTAAAACCATTCATTGAAGTGTCGATGAAACTAAAAGGTCTTGAAGAAGGTACAGGCAAAAACGAAGGCACACTTGGCGCTATGCAATGTACCGGTACCGATAATGGTAAATTAATTAAAGTAAAAGTTGGATCAGGTATACGCGACGAAGATCGTGAAGCCATATGGAATAATCCTGGCAAATACATAGGACGTATTGTAGAAATACGTGCAGATGCTATTACTAAAGCTGAAGATTCAGATCATTATAGCTTACGCTTTCCAAGATTTAAAGGTTTCCGTGGAATTGATCCAGGCGAAAAACTATAAAAGCATAAATTAATTTAAATTTTAAGTGTACAATTATTATAAATAGTTGTATAATATACACTGCATAAAGCAAAATAGGAAATTAATATGCTTGGTTTTAAACAATTTATTCCAGAGGATCTTCAGAATCTTCAATATAACGGAAACGATAATGCATTTGTATTGTCAGTTCTGTCAGATATCGACGATCAAATTGGATCTATTAATTCTGAAATTGAAATTGATGTAAGGCCAAGCAAGCAAAGCGGTGCTAAGTTAGGTATTAGTCAACTAATGCTTGACAAAGACCGTGTAAAGTTTTCTGCACTTGCTCGAGATATTATCGATAAGACTCCTGATCTAGAACTTAGAATGGATAAAGTTCCAGGTGCTCGTAAAGAAAAAGACTACGCATTTAAGCATAAGGATATGAAAAAATATGTGTATGTTAACGTCCGACCAAAAGGTGGCCGTGGTTCATTGGGTGATGATCCTCATGAGTTAATGACTGCGGCACTTTGTCTTAAAGCATTCCCTAAAAAACATAAAATCGAAAACTCTGATCAGATGGATCAATTGATCGAACTTGTTAAAGGCCAATTAAAAAATGTAAAAGGCTATAAGCAAGGTCAGGTTGATTCACTTATTGGTGACTATTCTAATCTATGTAAAGCAGTATCTGCAGCAAATGCAATTATTGATGCAGGATATGGTGGCGCCGATATGGTCTATCTTACTGGTCAAGCATGGGACAATGATGTAAAACAATTCCAAATGACAAAGCATGGAATGAAAGATTTTAACTCATCTGATTTTATAATTAGAAAAGGTAAAAACTTTGTCGGTATTTCGCTAAAGAAAAAGAAACGATCTACTGAAGCAGATCCAACTCTTATCAACAAAGCATTTACTGGTTTATTAGCTGATAGAAAATTCGATAAGCTTAAGCAACAGATTGATGATGATGCAGGTGCTTTTTATGTGCATGTTATTAAAGTTGCTCAAAGACTTAAACTTCTTTCGCCTGACTTAATGGCAGATATTAAGAAAAGCAGACCAAGTAGAAAAAACTGGAAGCAATACATTCAGCGCATTCCAAATGACTTGGTTAACCGTGTTCTAAAAGGCAAGCGAACTTTGTTTAAGCGAATGGCTGATACAATCAATAAGAACAGTGATATGATTGCAGATCAGTTAGTTCAACTAATATTTAAGTCTGATCTAAAAGAACTAAAGAAAGTAAACTTTGATTTTGCTTTAGTTACAGGCGTTGGCGAATACGGTCCAAGAAAAGGTGTTGTTGTTGAAAAAGGTGAATATAAAGATATTGATACCACAACAACTGTTATCGATGAATTGTTTTCTAAGGGTAAGCCTAAAATGATTCTTACTCCTGGAGCATCACAAGCATTTGATCCTGGCGCAAAGGCTGCAAATATTAAATTCACCCTAATGATTGGTGATCAATCAATCGCTAATATCATACTACGATATAAGGGTGACTTTAGAAGTGCACCAAACTTTAACGCAGAAATGACGCCAGAATTTAAAAAGTTATTTAAATCTTAGGAAAAATTATGTTAAAATTTAAGAATCACGTACCTCTACAAGAGGCCGCTAAGAACACTCACATGACTCATATCGAAGATCTTATCCTTGATGGTGGAGTCAAAGGTGCTCGTCAGGCAATATTAGCCCTTAGATCTTTACGTGATATGTTATCTGGAAACGCAAAAGCGCCTGTCGATATTACTGTTAAGTGGGATGGTGCTCCTGCAGTATTTGCTGGTGAAGATCCAGAAACTGGTGAATTCTTTGTTGCTAAGAAGGGTATCTTTGCTAAAAATCCTAAGATATACAAGTCTCATGAAGATATTGATGCAGATACTTCAGGTGATTTGTCTAAGAAATTAAAACTTGCATTTGATAATCTAAAAGATTTAGGAATTAAAGGAGTCATTCAAGGCGACTTTATGTTTGATCGTTCTGACCTAAAATCAGAAAAGATTGATGGTCAACGTATGACTGTATTCCATCCAAATACAATTGCATATGCAATCCCTAAAGGAACACCTTTAGAAAAAGAAATTAGTTCAGCTAAAGTTGGTATTGTATGGCATACGTCATATAGTGGTGCAACATTTGAAACAATGAAGGCTGAGTTTGGTCGTGAAATTGTTCCTAAGCTAAAGAAGTCTAAGAACGTATGGATGCAAGATGCAACACTACCTGACTTATCTGGTACTGCAACATTAACTGCAAAGGAAACAGAAGAAGTAAATAAAAATCTGTCTGCTGCAGGTAAAATATTCCAAAAGATTGCATCAACTACATTGAAAGAGATTGAGCAAAACAAAGAATTAAATCTTATTATCAACGTTTATAATAATAGGAAAGTTCGTGAAGGTCAGCGTGTTAGTGATACTAAGAAGCATGCAACTGGTCTTATTATGTTTGTTCAAGATAGATATGCAAAAGAAATAACAAAGCGTAAATCTGAAAAAGGTAAACAAGCTCAAATTCAGAAGCGTGACGAATTACTAAAGTTTTTTGATAAAAAGAACCTAAAAAACTTACAATTAATTTTCGAATTACAAAATTATGTTATAAATAGTAAATTAATTATTATAAATAAATTAAACAAACTATCAAATATTGGTACATTTGTTAAGACTAAATCCGGATTTAAAGTAACCAACCCTGAAGGTTTTGTTGCTATAGATCGAATGGAAGGTGGTGCTGTTAAGTTAGTAGACCGTATGGAATTTTCTACTAATAACTTTAGCAAAGATATTATAAAAGGTTGGGACAATCCTAACTAATATGGGTAACCGAGGATAAGCATGTTAACATTTCAACAGTTTGAAGCACTCACGCCTGCGCAAAGAGCAAAGATGAAAATTGCTATGAAGCGTAATAAGGCTAAGATCGCACTTGGCCGTAAAAAGGCAGCCAAGAAACTCGCATCCCCAGAACAACTTAAAAAGCGTGCAAATAAAAAAGCTCGTGAGATTCTATTGAAAAAAATTCTCAAGGATCGTGGCAAAGAAGATTTATCGTTTAAGCAGCGCCAAGAGATTGAGAAGAAGCTAGACAAAAAGAAGGCAGCAATTAAGAAGATTGCCAAAAAGATATTGCCTCAAGTAAAAGCTAAAGATAGAGCAAAGAAACAAGTTAAGGGAGATGCGGGTAAAAATGATTAAGAGTTTTAGCGATTATGTAACAGAGTCACGTGGTGACGTTACAATAGTATTCGGAAGATTTAATCCACCAACGAGTGGCCACGAGAAGCTATTTGACACTTTAAAGAAGGTGTCTCGCGGTGGTACATATAGAATATATGCGTCTAAATCTCAAGATTCCAAGAAGAATCCACTTCAATTCAAAGAAAAAGTCAAATTCTTACGTAAAATGTTCCCTAAGCATGCACGTAATATTATGGCTGATTCTGATACAAGAACAGTTATTGATGTTGCGGTTAAGCTATACGACCAAGGGTTTACTAAACTAACCATGGTTGCTGGTTCAGACCGAATCAAAGAATTTGAATTACTACTAAACAAATATAACGGCGTTGAAGCACGTCACGGTTTCTATCAGTTTGAAGGAGCTATCCGTGTTATTTCTGCAGGCGAAAGAGATCCAGACAGTGATGACGTATCAGGCATGTCTGCATCTAAACTAAGAGCTGCTGCAGAAGCTAATGATCTAAAACTATTCTCAAAAGGTATGCCTAAAGGCTATAAAGGTTCTATTGAATTATTTAATGCTGTACGTAAAGGTATGGGTTTAAAAGAATCTAAGTCATTTAGAAAGCATGTTGAATTACCTAAAGTATCTGAAACCAGAGAAAAGTTTATTGAAGGTAAACTATTTGCTGAAGGTGATCAGGTTGAAATTATCGAAAGTGGTGAGATTGCTACTATAATTAATTGTGGCGCTAACTATCTAACGGTATCAGTATCTGGTGAAAAGAAAAGAGTTTGGCTTGATGCAGTAAAAGAAGCCGCTGAAGATCCAGATATAAAAGACAGAAAAGGTAAACAACCTGCTCCTTATTATAAAGGACTAAAATCAAAATCAACTAAAACAAAGCGAGCAGCGCATTTTGACAAGTATGCTAAGATGGACGATGATGATCCAAGAGCATATAAAAAAGCACCAGGCGATGCTACAGCCAAAACTAAGCCATCTAAGCATACAAAGAAATTCCAACAAATGTTCGGTGAATTATATTCCGAAGACTTTGGTGTACAAGAAGGTAATGTTAAAAAAGCACTATTGAAAAAAGCAGATAAGTCTGGTATGCCATATGCAATTCTTAAGAAAGTATTTGATAGAGGTGTTGCAGCATGGAGAACTGGTCATAGACCAGGCACTACTCCTACACAATGGGGTCTTGCAAGAGTTAATTCATTCGCAACTAAATCTCCTGGTACATGGGGTAAAGCTGATAAAGATTTAGCAGCTAAGGTTTAAACATGAAAAGTTTTAAAGATCACATTAACGAAGCTAAGAAAATTAAGTGGAATAAAGTAAAAGCCGATTATAGTTACGGACCAAATAAGTACAAGTACGTATCGTCTGATGGTAAGCTTGAGATTCAATACACTGGTTATGACACTACGCAGAAAACCAGAGATGGAAGGCAAAAGGCATTACCAACAGTAATTGATCTAAGTGATCGTACACCGAGGAAACCAAATAAGTCATACAAGACCATAGCTGCAGCTAAAAAAGCAGCGCAAAAATGGGTCGATACGTTTTGGAACGAGAAATGAATTTTAAAGAACATAGTCAAATAATGGAAGGGGTAAATGACCCCGCAATATTTAAAGCAGTGTTCCTAGCAGGTGGACCAGGTTCTGGTAAATCATTTGTAGTAGGTAAAACTTCTTTAAAGGCATTAGGCTTTAGATTGATTAATTCTGATGATGCATTTGAAAAGGGATTAAAGAAAGCAGGATTGACTACTGATCCTGAAGATATTGCATCTGCACAAGGACAGGCAGTAAGAGCTTCAGCTAAAGCTTTAACTGGCAAAATTATGGTTAGAGCTTTAGAAGGTAGAAACGGTATTGTTATTGATGGTACTGGAAAAGATTTTAATAAGATTAAAAAGCAAGTTAATATGGTTCGTGAATTAGGTTATGCGGTTCATATGATTTTTGTTAATACTGATTTAGAAACTGCGCAAGCTAGAAATAAAAAGCGAGACCGAAGCTTGCCAGAGAAAATGGTTGAAAAAATGTGGAAGGATGTTCAAAAGAACATAGGTAAGTTCCAAGCATTATTTAGAAACAGAATGACTATTGTAGACAATTCAGATGGATCTAATATCGAAAGAGCTACGATGGATGCGTATAAAACAATTGCAAAATGGTCAGCTAAACCACCTGAGAATTCAAAGGCGATTAAGTGGATAAAGGGTCAACAAAAATGAAAAATTTTAAAACAATGAGAGAAGCATTAAAGAATCCTTACAAAGGAAAACCAGAGCGTGATCTAAAGCGTAAGCTAGATTCTTTTAAAACGCAACTTGATGACTTGATTAAAAAAAGCCGTGGCCGTCAGCGAAAAGAAATTGAAGCTGAAATCCGAGATATGGAAACAAAGGTGCAACAAGTTAAGGCTGCATTAAAATGAAAACGTTTAAAGAACACTTAGAAGAGAAGAAAAGTGAATCATGGGAAGATGGTTACGAACGCCGTGTCGTGAAAACCACTAAACCTGAACACAAAGAAAAAGGCTACAACTGGCGTATTAAGGGCAAAGAACGTCCTGAGATTTCAATTAAGCTTTACAAGAATAAGCCCGACTTTGCAGAATTTAAAAAGCAAATGCGAAGAGTTGCTGGCCACGAATTTGGTACAAGATAGGAATAACATGAAAACATTTAAAGAACATTTAGAAGGTTTTGGTTTATATGAAGGCACATATGTTCCATTAGAAAAGCCATTGATTGAAATCGATGAGCAAGCTGAGCCCGAATTAAATAAACCTAAACGTTCTAGTGGTAAGAAAAAATATGTTGTTTATGTTAAGAATCCAAAAACGGGCAATATTAAGAAAATAGAATTCGGTGATGAAAAGGGTGGATTAACATCCAAGATCAACGATAGAGAAGCAGCCGCTAGTTTTGCAGCTAGGCATAGTTGCGATACTAAGACGGACAAATTAACGGCAGGATATTGGGCTTGCAGGTTACCCAAATATGCCAGCGAATTGGGGCTTAAAGGTGGTGGAGATTACTTCTGGTAGACCATATACGGATGATGAAGATAATATACGGACGTTTGACCCATATGCAGACGATGCTGAATACGTTTGGCACCGCGATATGGAAGATAGAGAAATTGAAGTCTTAGACGGCGAAGGTTGGTGTTTTCAAGTGGATAAATGCCTACCATGGTTATTAAAAAAAGGTATGATATTTAATGTAAAAAAGTTTGAATATCATCGTTTAATCAAAGGCATTACGCCATTAAAATGTAGGGTAATAAAACATGTCATCGGCACAACAACAAAGAGCTGAACAATCTGCGCGCTTAGATCGAATAGAGCAAAAGATAGATCAACTGTCTGAAGCTATTATTGCCTTAGCACGCGCTGAAGAAAAGATAACCACCTTAACTGAATTTAATAAACAGCAAGGGGAACAACTATTAACTCTTATAAATAGAGTTGATGGACTTGAAACTGTAGTTCGAGATAATGCTCAAACTGTTAATATTATAAACAAAATATTCTGGGTAATGATAGCTGCAGCAGCAACTGGTATTACTGGAATGATATTTTATGCATAGGAGATAAACATGCGCACATCAGACCAAGAAACTTTGAGCATTGCAGCAGTTGTTAGTGATGTAGTCGAAGGCAAAAAAGCTACTGAGGAAGCCAAATATCCTCATAAAATGTATGATCCAAAAACTGGCGAAGAAGTATCAGTTAAGGATGAAGAAGAACATGAAAAATACAACAAGCTAGGTTGGGTTCATGACAAGCCAAAAATGGAATCACCTGAAGAGCCACGTGCTCAAGGCGAAAAAGATTTTAAAGATAAGCATACTGTAAAGAAATCGGGTGCTAAAGCTGATGGTACTATTGTTAAAGAAGAATCTATTGAAGAAGCTGCTGGCAAGTATACCAAGCGAGGCGATAAAGAAAAATACCAATGGGGCGACATCAATAAAGCTATGACAGCTGCCGGTATGAATGCTCGTGATATTCTTAGTGTGCTGGGTAAGCTATCAGGTAAATCTCTGAAAGAAGAATCTATCGAAGAAGCTGCTGATGTTGATGAAGCTTCAGAAAAGCAAAAGAAGTATCAAGCATTCTTCCAGAAAGCATTGAAAAAGTATGGTGTTAAATCACCTGCTGAACTCGATAAAGAGAAAAGAAAAGACTTCTTCGATTATGTCGATAAAAACTACGAAGCAGAGAACGAAACTGACTAAGCTATTGTAAGGCGTATATATAATTTATGATGAAAATATTTGATGAGTTGAATACTCGTAACTTTAAACTCTACGCGGCGCAGCACTATAATAATCCTGAGTGTACCGACGTTGTAGAGTTTAAAGAAGATCTAAGCCGGTTTAAGTATATTAAGCGTTTACTAAGTCGTTATGAAGCCCATGGCGATTTACAGGAGCGCTTAATATTAAACCATTTAATTGTCATATATAATGTTTTCGGCATTGAAGCGGCAAATCGAATGTTGTGGTATAAGGTAGAAAAAGACCACTGGACATACATAAAGCCGTTTTTAGTGTTTTTAAATTATCTACCGATAGACGAAAAAGTCGAGATCCCGTTGGATCCGATAGTAATAGAGAGGTTAAGAAATCTATAATGGGTACCGTATCAAAAACAGCAGATTTATTTTATGCGTTTAGATTCCTTAGACTTCTTACTACGCCGTGGGAAAATACAACGGCATACGAATTAGGAATTATAGATGAGACTGGTAAGGTCCTTAAAAAGGCCAAAGAATTAACTACAGTTGAAGAAAAGTCTGCGTATAATGTATTCCACAGATTAGTTTTTAATCTAAAAAGATTATTAGGCAAATTGCCATTTGGCAAAACCAAATTAGCTTCATATGCTGCTGCACTCTTTTTAATTAAAGAAAATACAGGTCTGAGCGAAGAAGAGATTAAAAAGGTCATGTCTGAAATACTAGATGACATGGAAGACCTTGAAGAATCAACCTGGTTCCAAGAAGATAGTAAGCTTAAGCCAGGTAAGTATAAGTTAACCGAAGAAGTTGCTTCGCCAATTACAGGTGAAGTTATTGCGTATCCTAAGGATACAATAGAAGTAACAGAATTCAAAGAACCAGTTGCATGTTTATTTAATCAAAATATTTACGAAGTAACGCATTCTAAGACTGGTTTATTGATATATATTACTACTGGAGAAATAAAACGATGAAAGGTTTTAAGGATATTTGGGAAATTGCTGCAAATATGACAGGCCCAAACGTTTCTATGCCAGCTGACGTCACACATGCTAAAAAGAAGAAAAAGAAAGGTATGTACGATGGCCGGACAAAAGAAGGTCGTAAGTTTGTAGAAAGAATATTGGCACGTAGAAGAGCTGCGGAGGCCAAAAAGGAAAAGTAATTATATGGCTAAATTTTTAATTGGAATAATTTTTATTATGGCTGCTGGTGGCTGGTTCCTATATAATAAAAATTTAGAATTAGTAGAATTAAACAATGCGTATGAGGTTAGGGATGTAGAACAGCGTGCAGCTATTCTTGCTATCCAGAACCAAATGGAAACCACACAGCAGGCTATCCAAAACCTGCAAAGAAAAAACCAAGAGTACGAAACGCAGATGAATGAATACCTAGACGTATTCAGACGTCACAATGTGAGTAAGTTGGCATCTGCCAAGCCTGGTATGATAGAGAAAAGATTTAATGATGCAACCAAAGGAGTATTTGATGATATTGAAGAAATTAGCATTAGTATTTCTAGCCTTAACGATTAGTGCCTGTTCCTTAATTGGGCCTAAAGAGGTAGAAATAATCACAAAACCTGTACAAATTGATATTGTACAGCCAGTCTTACCGAGACCTATCGATTTAAAAGACCCTAAATTCTATGTAGTGTCTGATGCAGTTATCATTGAAAATTGCCTAAAAGACCCTGCAACTGACAAGCCTAATTGTAAGTTAGGCAGAGAAGATATATATCCAGAGGGGTATACATATTTAGATCGTTTTATAGATGATATTAAAAAGAAGCATGGTGGTGATATTGTCTTTGTTGCAATGACAGTTGATGACTATGAAATGATGGCGTATAATACGCAAGAGATCAAAAGATATATTAGTCAATTAGGTGAAGTTATTGTATATTATCGTAATGTCACAATTGGCGATAACGAGGCAGCTGCCGTAGAAATAAAGGTTGAGGAACAATGAGCAAAAACGTAATAGGTAAGTGGGATGATGCATTAACTGCAGCAAGACTATCAGCACTAGCATATAAACAGAATGAAAATGTAATTATCGCTGAGGCCAAAAAATTGGGATTCCTCAACGCTAAATTGATTAGTAAAGATGGTGCAGAAGTAATAGTTGTAAAGAATCGTCGTCAATTATGGTTTGCGTTTAGAGGCACTGAACCTTCTAAACTAAATGATGTCTTGGCTGATTTAAAACTTATTAAAAATGCTGCCGTTGCTGGTGGCAAAGTGCATGGTGGATTTCAACAAGAAGTCAATGACCTATGGTTAGATGTAGTAGCTGAATTAGAAGCTAATGATCAACTAAAAGGCCGACGTGATGTTTATTTCACTGGACACAGTTTAGGTGCAGCTATGGCTACTATTTCTGCTACCCGTTATTCACGCGGTAAGCACTTATTTACGTTTGGTTCACCAAGAGTAGGTGGCAAACGTTTTATTAGGCATATCGAGATTCCTCATTACAGATTCATGAATAACAATGATATTGTATGTAGAATACCACCAGCATTTTTAGGCTTTAGACACCATGGCCAAATGATCTATTTTGATCGTAATGGTAACCGTGCTGCTAAACCTACATGGACTGATCTAATCTTTGGTATTCTAAATTCATGGAAAAGATTCAAGTTCTTCGATGGGATTGTTGACCACGGCATTCCCAACTATGTAAAGGCAATCAATAAACTAAAAAAGGCTTACCCATAATGCATTGGTTAGTGATACTAGCATTAAAGTCAATACTTTCTAGTATTATTGGTTCCACCTTTTATCAGTGGTTTCAAGGTACTGCAGTTGGTATTTGGTTTCAAATGCAAGTCGATAGGTTCATGGAGTATTTCGCAGAGAAATATGAATTAGAACTTTTAAAGACTGATGCTAAATTCAGAAAGCAATTTCCTGTACAGGCAGCTAGGATAGATATTTTAGAAGAAAATCTAGCTGCTTTATGGAAATTAAAAGCTCAAGAAATCAGAAAAAACACCAAAAATAAGTAAAAAACTGTTTACAATCAATGCTGATTGTGATATAATATATCCATTATTATAATTATGGACGGAACTAATACAATGTCAATTAAAGTCACAAAGCGTGATGGAACGCTACAAGGCTTTGATTTGGAGAAAGTGCATAAAGTGCTTGAGTGGGCAGTTGAGGATATTGCCGGCGTATCCATTTCAGAGATAGAATTAAAAGCTAATATTCAATTATACGATAAGATCCCAGCATATGATATACATGAATTGTTAATCAAATCTGCTGCTGAACTTATTTCAGATTATACACCAAATTATCAGTTTGTTGCTGCACGGCTTATTTCTTATAAGCTGCGTAAAGAAGTATATGGTGATTATACACCATGGCATCTAAATAAATTGATTGAAGAAAACATTAATCGTGGTGTATATGATGCGTCTATTATTGAAAAGTATTCTTCAGATGAAATAGATGAATTGAATAATTATATTAAACATGATAGAGATGATACGTTTACGTTCGCCGGCATGGAACAGTTTCGCGGTAAGTATTTAGTACAAGATCGTAAATCAAAAACACATTATGAAACACCACAAGTTTTGTATATGATGGTTGCTGCAACACTCTTTATTAATTATCCTGCAGAAACACGAATTAAATACGTTAAGGACTACTATGACGCAATATCTCAGTTTTATATTTCACTACCTACTCCAATCATGGCTGGTGTTCGTACGCCTACCCGTCAGTTTTCATCTTGTGTACTCATTGAATCTGGCGATAGTCTTGACAGTATTAATGCTACTGCTACGAGCATTGTCAAATATATAAGCAAGAAAGCCGGCATTGGCATTGGTGCTGGTTCTATTCGCGCTGACGGTGCACGTGTAGGTGATGGTTCTATTGTTCATACTGGTTTAATTCCGTTCTTAAAATACTTCCAGGCAGCAGTAAAATCGTGTTCACAAGGTGGTGTCCGTGGCGGCGCAGCTACAGTCTATCTACCAATTTGGCATTATGAGTTTGAAGACTTAGTTGTATTGAAGAACAACAAAGGTACTGAAGAAACACGTGTACGTCATATGGACTATGCATTCCAACTAAACAAGTTAATGTATGAGCGCCTTTTGACTGGTGGTGATATTACATTCTTCGATCCTAATGATGTTCCTGGTTTATATGAATCATTCTTTGATGATCAAGATAAGTTTAAAGAGCTATATGAAAAGTATGAGCGTTCTCGTTCTATTCGTAAGAAAACATTGCCTGCACTTGATGCATTCCAAGCACTGTTAACTGAACGTAAAGATACAGGTCGAATCTATGTAATGAATGTTGACCACGCAAATGATCATGGTTCGTTTATTGCTAAGAAAGCACCTATTCGTATGAGTAACTTATGTTGTGAGATTGATTTGCCAACTAAACCACTAAACTCATCCAATGATACAGAAGGTGAAATCTCTTTATGTACTTTATCTGCAATCAACTGGGGTTTGATTAACGATCCTAAAGAGTTCAAGAAATACTGTAACTTATCTGTACGTGCTTTAGATGAACTACTTGACTATCAGTCATATCCTGTACCAGCCGCAGAGTTAGGTACTATGAATCGTCGTCCATTAGGTATTGGTATTATTAACCTTGCATACTTCCTAGCAAAACGTGGATTAAAGTATGATGAGACTGCATTTGAAATTGTTGATGAATATGCAGAAGCCTGGTCATATTATCTAATTAAAGCATCAGCTGAATTAGCCGTAGAAAAAGGCAAAATTCCTTTAAATAATGAGACAAAATATGCCGGTGGAGTTTTGCCGATTGATACATATAAAGGTGCAATAGATAATTTAATAGAGCATAAAGAGCGATTCGAGTGGGAAGAGTTGAGATCTCAACTTAAAGATACTGGTATCCGCAATAGTACGCTGATGGCCTTAATGCCGGCCGAAACATCTGCACAGATTTCTAACAGTACTAATGGTATCGAGCCACCTCGAGCATTAGTATCCTACAAACAAAGTAAGGATGGTGTCTTAGCACAAGTTGTTCCTGGCTATCACCACCTGAAAAATAAGTACGACTTACTATGGGATCAAGAAAGTCCTGATGGTTATCTAAAAATTTGTGCAATCTTACAGAAATACATTGACCAAGGTATCTCAGTTAATACTTCTTATAATCCTGAGAAGTTTGATGATAACAAGATTCCTATGTCTGTGATGGTTTCTGATTTGGTTACTGCATACAAATATGGATTAAAGCAACTTTATTACTTTAACACCTTCGACGGTGCTGGAGAAATGAAAGAAGAATTGCCCTCGGCAGTTGACGATGCGGCAAACGTAATGTCCAACTATGATGATGAAGAGTGCGATAGTTGTACTATCTAACAAGAGGTAATATTATGAAGAAACGACCAAAGATTAAATTTAAGAGTAGTGGCGAATGGGATGCATTAACTTCTGCCAAGAAATTTTACTGCTATCTTACAAAACCAGGTATTTCTAAGCGAATAAAACGGATATATAATAAACGCTTTAGAAAACTGGGCAAAGATGAGTGTGTCTTATGAAATGGTTAGCCGTAACACTAGCGTGTTTACTGTCGGGTACAGTAATGGCAAACGAAGCCCAAGAATCAATCTTACCTGAAACGTCTGAGTGGTTACCTTTAACTGCATCATGTAGTTTTAATGATCAAGGACCAATGCTAGAAGAACGGTATGGCGAAATCGCATTGGTTGGTGGCCGAATGGTCGTCGTTATACCAGGTGAAAGGCCACTTCCTGGTAAACTTAGATTTTATATTAATCAAGAAACAAGCTCCTTCACTATAGTACTTGTAGTTGAGGGAGAAAGAGATATTCATTGTATTATTGCCTCAGGTAAAGAACTAGAGCCACTAAAGTATAAAAGCATATTAAAAAAGAAATTAAAAGGAACATTAACGTAAATGGCAGTATTATCAAAAAGCAAGAAGTCACACCTAAAGAAAAAAATGTTTTTAGATGAACATGTTGATATTCAGCGGTTCGACGAAGTTAAGTACCCGGCGATTGAGAAGATCACCGAGAAGCAACTAGGATTCTTTTGGCGACCTGAAGAGGTAGATATTTCAAAAGACAAAAAGGACTTTAATGGCTTAACTGATCATGAGAAACATATTTTCACTTCAAACTTAAAGCGACAGATCTTGCTTGATTCTGTACAAGGCCGTGCTCCTAACTTGGCATTTTTGCCTATCTCATCTTTGCCAGAAGTTGAAAACTGGGTTGAAACATGGAGCTTCTTTGAGACTATTCATAGCCGTAGCTATACGCACATTATCAGAAATGTTTATCCTGATCCGTCGATTGTATTCGATGGTATGTTGAATATCAAAGAAATTATGGAGTGCGGTGATGATATTGCACGGTATTATGATGATCTAATCAAATATAACACTGATCCAACCGTTGATATTATGGAACATAAAAAAGCACTGTATATGTGTATGATGAGTGCTAATGCTTTAGAAGGTATTCGTTTTTATGTTTCGTTTGCATGTTCCTGGGCCTTTGCAGAACTGAAGAAAATGGAAGGCAATGCAAAGATTATTAAGTTTATTGCACGTGATGAAAATACTCACTTAGCAGCAACTACTACTATAATCAAGAAAATGCTGCTAGAAGATAAAGACTTTGTTAAGATTGCTAAGGAATGCGAAGCAGAAGTTATTGAATTATTTACCAATGTTATTGAGCAAGAAAAAGAATGGGCACATTACCTATTTAAAGATGGTTCAATGATTGGTCTAAACGAAGCTATTTTAAAAGAATATATAGAATGGATCGGTTGTAAAAGAATGAGAGCTCTAAGTATCCCATGCCCTTACACCGTACCACAAGCTAACCCACTGCCATGGACTGCAAAATGGATTGGTGGCGGTGACGTTCAGGTTGCACCACAAGAAACTGAGATTACTTCTTATGTAACTGGTGGCGTTAAGAAAGACGTAGATGATAATTTATTAAAAGGTTTAAGTTTATGATTGAGATTTATGGTAAGACTCAATGTCCATTTTGTACAATGGCCAAAGATCTAGTAAAACAAAAAGAATTACAATTTGAATATAAGGAGTTAGGAAAAGACTTCGACCGTGATGAAATGATTGCTACATTTCCAACTGCAAGAACATTTCCACAGATCATTCTCAATGGAGAAAAGATTGGTGGTTACCAAGAATTAAAAGCACATTTAGGTTAAGGAGAAAACCCGTATGTATGATTATTCACTAGAATGTGATACCTGTTTTTCATCATGCGAGATTATATTTGAAGGCACATATCCAGATATAATTTACTGTCCACATTGTGGGCATCCACATAGTCCCGAATTAGACGAATTAGATTTCGAAGAGTAATTATGTCAGTATGGCAATATCAAGGCAAAAGGTACGACCCGCCCGAAGGGTTCAGTCACAAAGACGCGTATGGTTTCGTTTATCTAATAACGAACAAATCAACCGGACAGATGTATATAGGCAAGAAGTTCTTCTGGAGCAAGAAGACTCTACCGATAACGAAGACCCGGAAGCGGAAGCAAAAAATCCTAATTGAAAGCAATTGGCGTGATTACTACGGTTCCAATAAGCATCTTCAAGAGGATGTTATAAAAATGGGCGAAGACTTATTTCATAGGGAAATACTACATATATGTAAAACTAAAGGTGAATGTGCATATATGGAAGCAAAGGAGCAGTTTGACCGTGAAGTATTATTAACGGATGATTACTACAATGGTATCATTCAAATAAAACTTGGTGGTAATGCAGTAAAAAGTTTAAAATAAGTGTTTACATTTATATTAATATGTGTTATAATGTACCTATTATGGAAAAACTAACAAGCGTAGCGTATGGGTAAATTAATAGATTTCGTTACAGGCAAAGTAATTGATCAAGTAAAGACCAATGAAGAAGTGGTAGATGAGATTGTAGATGGTTCAATAGAATTATCACAGCATCTTATTAATTGCTTAGAAGATGAGATTGGTTACTTAGCCACTGAAAATCATGAAACGTGGTTAAAAGACTTTAACATGCGCAGCGAACAGCATGGTGAAGCACGTGACATGTACGTTATTATTAATTTACTCCATGCAATACTACTACGTTATATTGGTTTAGAACATGAGTTACAACAAGATATGGATAACCTCTATATTAAATTGAAAACCTTAGAAGTGAAAATGAATTCAGGCAAAGATAATGATACTACTTGATTATAGTCAAATTGCACTTAGCAATATTTTTATTCAAAAGCTGAACGATGAAAATATGATTCGGCATATGATACTCAATAGCATCAGGATGTATAACAAACGTTACCGTGAAGAATACGGACAAATGGTTATATGTGTTGATAGCCCAAACAGTTGGCGTAAGCAACTATATCCACATTACAAAGCTAATCGAAAAAAGAAGCGTGACGAAACCAGCAGCATGGATTGGCCTGAGATTTTTCGTATTCTATCTATGGTACAAGAAGAAATACAACAAAACCTACCATATAAAGTATTGAAGATCGATGGCTGTGAAGCTGATGATATTATTGGCACATTAGCACTACAAACGCAAGAGTTTGGTCAACACGAACCTGTGATGATTATATCAGCAGATAAAGACTTTATTCAGTTGCAACGGTTTAAGAACGTAAAACAATTCTCACCTATGCAAAAGAAAATGGTTACTGATAAGAACCCATTAACTTATATGTGGAATCATATTATGCGTGGAGATACTGGTGATGGTGTTCCTAATATCTTATCAGCTGATGATACGTTTGTCACAGAATCAAAGCAAACACCATTGCGTCAAACACGTATTGATGAGTGGATTGCTAATTCCGATAAACTACGTGAAGTAATGCCACAAGAGATTTATCGTAATTACCAACGTAATAAAAAATTAATAGATTTAACTGAAGCACCTAAAGAACTTCAGGAACAAATTATAAATACATTTAAAGAACAACGTATTCCAATGAAGATGAAAGTTTTGAATTATTTAATTAAGAAAAGATGCAATCATTTGATTGAAGTAGTGGAGGAATTTTATAATGGCTGATAAGAAGTCAGTAGTAAAAATATTACGAGAAACGTCTAGGCTTAGAACTAGAGATGAGAGAATTGCAAATTTGCGCAAACACGAAAGTTGGCTACTCAAAGATATTATCAGAATGAATTTTGATGAAGCAGTAGTCTGCATTCTGCCTGAAGGAATCCCTGAAGGTGTCGAATTAGTCAAAGATAAAGATGCTAAAGGTAGTATCGATAAACATTACGATAATTTTAGATACTTCTTTAAAACCCGCTGGACAAATAAAATCAAAAACTTTGATAGACAAAATCGGTTTATTCGGCTATTGCAGGATGTCCCTGCTAGTGAGGCCGAAATGCTATGTAAGGCAAAAGACAAAAAACTGAATTACGTAGGCATTACCAAAAAGCTATGCCAGGAGGCCTTTCCTGGTTTAATAGTAAAGTAGGTCCCATATTATGGTAGTTAACTCATAACCAAAATAAGGAATGCATATATGAACTGTCAAGAAATTGAACGTTTAAAAAGAGATCGTAATGAGACTTTGAACTATCGTAAAAAACTATTGAAAAAGGGGAAAGAGGTCCTCGCGTATAAGATGCAAAAGAAAGTTGATTATATTAACGAAACGATAAATTATTTGCAGGCCACCGGAGGTTAAACAGAGTAAACCCCTAATTTTTTTTAGATTAGGGGTTTACAATCCCTCCAAAATGTGATATAATACATATTATGAATATATTTGTACTAGATAATGATCCCGTAAAAGCAGCACAACTTCAATGTGATAAACACATTCCAAAGATGGTTGTAGAGTCTGCTCAAATGCTATCCACCGTTCATCGCATGCTTGATGGTGTTGTGGAGATGCGTCCGTCTAAATCAGGTAAGCGTATGGTAAAATACTGGAAACTAGATGATTCCAGAGAAAATATTTTATATAATGCTGTACACATGAATCACCCTTGCACGGTTTGGACAAGAGAAAACTGTTGCAATTACAACTGGCATTACAAACACTTTATGGCGTTATGTAAAGAGTATACATATCGCTATGGTAAGATGCACATGTCAGAAATTAAACTAGCGTTGATCTTACGTAACGCACCTTCAAACATCGAACATTCTAAAGATAAAAGCCCTTTCAAATTAGCAATGGGCACTAATCCAGAATGTATGTTTGAAGATGCAGTTAAATCATACCGTGCTTTCTATCAAACAAAGCAAAGTAGATTTAAAATGAAATGGACCAAACGTGCAGTCCCCGATTGGTTTCAATATATATAATATTTAAACTGGACATAACAATGGATAATAAAATGGCATTATACGATTTCGAAAACATTGAAACCGGAGAAGTAAAAGAATACTCAATTGGCATGGCAGAATATGACAATTTTGTAAAAGAAAACCCGCAACTAAAACGTGTGTTCTTAACAGCACCACCAACAGTATCGGGTCATGGCAGTCTTCATTCCAGAACTGATGATGGTTGGAAGGAAGTACAGGACAAAATCAAATCGGGATTACCCCCTAGCCTCAAGGATAATATTAGACAAAAATGAATGGACAAAAACCAAGTAAGTTACGTTTAGAGCATTTAGTTAAACTGCAACCATTAACTGCGAATCAGGGTAAAGCATTCGAAGCATATAAGGAAAATATGAACCTTGTGTTATCGGGTTCTGCCGGTACCGGTAAAACCTTTGTGGGTTCATATCTTGCATTAGAAGAAGTTATGGATAAGGATACACCTTACGAAAAGTTAATTATAGTTCGTAGTGCTGTACCTACTCGAGATATGGGTTTTCTACCAGGTACTATGGAAGAAAAGGAAGATGCCTATACTGCACCATATAAAGCAATCATTAGTGATTTGTTTGAAGATAAAGGTGCATGGCTTAAGCTACAGCAAACTAGTAACTTAGAGTTCCTTACAACTTCATTTATTAGGGGCTTAACAATTAAGAATGCTATCGTTCTAATTGATGAAGCACAAAACTGTAACTATCATGAGTTGTGTTCTGTAATTACACGACTGGGTGATAATACAAAACTGATTGTATGCGGTGATTACTATCAATCAGATTTTAGACATGCCAATGACAAAAATGGTATTGGTGAATTTTTAACTATACTAAAACATATGAACTATTTCGAAACAATTGAATTTAATTGGGAAGATATTGTTCGTAGTGGATTGGTACGAAACTTCTTAATGACAAAAGAGTTGGTTGAATCAGGAAAATTATAATGTTTAAACATGAACCAGTAGATTTAGGATACGGCGATTTAGATTGCGAAACATCAAATACCGGACGTAAATATATTTCACCTACGGGTAAAGCATATCCGAGTATTACTACAGTTTTATCACTCTTATCACGTGATTCTATTGCTGCATGGCGTAAGCGTGTTGGCGAGGAAGAGGCAAATAAGATTTCTACTCGTGCCTCTACTCGTGGTACTGCAGTCCATGATCTATTGGAAAAGTATGTTAATAACGATCCTGATTTCGATAAGGGTGTAATGCCACATATAAAGCAATCGTTTTATGATGTCAAGCACATTCTAGATACTCGATTAAATAAAGTATATGCACAAGAAGCACCATTGTATTCTGATCATCTATGTCTTGCTGGTCGTGTTGACTGTGTAGGTGTATGGGATGGTAAAAACTCTATTATAGATTATAAAACTTCTCGTAAGCCTAAGAAGAAAGAATGGATTTCTAGTTACTTCATGCAGTGTTGTGCATATGCTATTATGTGGGAAGAACGTACTGGCGTTCCTATTACTCAATTAGTTGTAGTAGTTGCGGTTGATAATGATGATGCACAAGTCTTTGTTGAGCACCGTGATAACTGGACTGATAAATTATGGGATGCAATCAATAACTATCGTCGTGAGCAAATATTTGGCACTTTATTGTAAAAAAGTATGTACATTGAATACTTTATGTGTTATAATTATATCATAAATTGACTAAGGAACTAAATAATGAAAGACAATATCATCTTAACTGACGTCGACGGCGTTTTGTGCGACTGGGAAGGTGCGTTTACCCGATGGATGAAAAACACTAAAAAGATCGCTATAAAGGATAGAAGCGAATATAATATTGGAAAGCGGTTTGGTATTTCAATAGAAGCTGGTAAGCAATTAGTTCATGAGTTTAATGATTCTTCTGCTATAGCATTCTTACCACCATTACGTGATGCAATCTATTATATGAAGCGATTGAATGAGTTACATGGATATAAGTTCCATTGTATCACTTCACTAAGCACTAACAAGTATGCACAGAAATTACGTATACAAAACTTAGAGTCGCTGTTTGGTGATAGCATATTTGATGAGTATGTAATACTTGGTTGTGGAGATGATAAAGACGAAGCTCTTGCACCATATGCTGACAGTGAATGTTGGTGGATTGAAGATAAACCAGAAAATGCTGAAGTTGGTGCTAACTTAGGACTTAACTCTGTATTGATTGCTCATGAGCACAATTCATATTATAACGGAGATATTCCACGTTTTTGGAAATGGAAAGATTTATATAAGCATATAGCTGGAGAAGAATAAATGTCACAGTGGCATGGAGGAAAGGGCTCTAAACGGCGCCCTGAAAACCAAAAGTCATTCTCAGATAACTGGGATAGTATTTTTGGTAAGAAGAAAAAAGAGGGGAGTAAAGATGAAAAAGAAAACTCCAACAACACGGTACCACAGAGTACTGACAGACCACAATAGTCCTTATAAAAGGCAGCAAGTCGTACCCGATAAAAAGAAACAAAATCGTAGAAAAGAGATTAAAAAGATTATAAATAAGACTATACACGAGGAATAAGTTATGTCAAACAATCTTTTAGATTTCGATTTTGGGTTTACAGCGGTAGACGAAAATGAATTAGAAGCCGTACAATCTGTTAAGTCAGAGGCTTCTGATGCATCTGCAACAGCCCAAGAATTAGAAGATAAGTTAAACAAGTTATATAATGCTATATTACCACTTCTTACTAATTTAAAAAAGAATCCGGAAAAAGAATATATTCTATGGCCTAATCGGGTTGAGAAAATAGAACAATTCGAGGATTTGATTACGAGGATAATCAAGTAATGGCTATTGTACCAGGCGATAATTCACGCTATCAAAAATTAAAAGATGATAATAAAATAGATCAGGTATCTGCAGTTACCATCCCTGTCGGAGGTTCTGCAACCGAAGAGCAAAAGCATCAAGTATCTTTAGGTGGCACTGCTTCGGGTGATTTGGTATATAAGCAGCAAGCGTATTTGATTGATAGACTTGTAAATTTTGGTTCAACATCATTAGGCATTGGTATAGCTTCTGAAGGGCCAAGTTCTCCAGGATCTAGTGGTAAATTCGCTGTTAAAGTTATTGGTGATGACATATACGGTTATTCAGAAGGATTTAGTCAGGGCACAAACACTACTCACCTTTACGATACTGGGGCCACTGTCACGACTAACGGTGGATCTGCGGCAACGATCCCAACTGGTTATGTCGAGACGCCTGATGGGACGACGCCAACTAATAGAATTACAAAGCTATGGAGAGCAGACTCTGATTCTAAGCTTATACCGTATAACGCCGGTAGTGTTGATTACTATTGGGCCACCGATATAGGTGCTACTTCTATTGGATCTCTTGATACAAATTCTCCAAATAGTACACGTGGTGCTAATCTTTCTTGGACCGGTTCGAACGGTCAAACATTCACTGTAACCCAACTAGTCGGTTTTAAAAATGTTTTTACAGGACCTACGTTAGCTAACGGTAATTACTTCCCTAGCGCTGACCCATGGGGAGGCACCGACGGTGATTTAGCTGATGATAATGTTACTAATAATATTTTAGTAACGATTAGACGAGATCAAAGCACAGCATATGGTAGTATGGAGCATAGCCTCGAAGATGATCTTTGGAACATACAAGTTTTTTCTGGTACTGGAACTTCAGGCGGCGACTATGGTGTACCTAATGAACCACATCCGATGCATCCGCGCTTTGCATTGTATACTCATGATAATCAATCAGCAACAACTAAAGTAATTAAATCAGTTGATATACATGAGATTACGTATAGATTTTATGACATTAGTGATTACCTTATGGGCTATTTTCTATCTACTGGTGCTAAAAGAATTAGACTTGTAGGCAAACCAGATCAAGATACATACCAAGACGGAATATCTGAAGAGTTTGGTGGTAATACAATAGCTCAAGTAAGCCTAAGTGACTATAGGAAGGGCGCTACATCCGGCAGAGTACCAGATGTATCTAGTATCTCTGGATTTGACCAGTATGAAACAGATATACCTAACACGAGTCAACAAGTAAGTTTTAGTGACTTTTACGGAGAGGGAGTAGTACCGCATGCAGTTGTTGGTGCATCAGGTGACTCTGGTTTTACCGGGTCCACTTTAGTAGGTGCTGCTATTCTTGGGTGGGATAGAACTGACATCACTCCAATTACTGCA